ATATGATAGTTATATAGCAAAGCCCCACGTACGTGTATGGGTGTGCCTTTTGCATATATGCCATCACGCTTACGTGCCCACTTGCTAATATCATTTACACCACGAGGGAAAGCAACCTGTTCAGCTGGCAGTGTGCTGAAGTATTCACGGAACTGAGCAATAGCCTTTTGAGTCTGGGATTCTTCGCCGGTGATAATAACCTTGAATAAGGCTTTTAATGCATCTCTACACTGAGCCGGAGTTGAAGACTTGATTGCTTCAATGCCCATGATCTTAAGCTTTGGTTCTGCATACTGAACACCTTCATTGTTATGCACATTTAGAATGTAACGTTTCTTGGCTGTCCAGATACCACGATCAGCAATAGCTTCTCTTGCCATAACCATACGAGGTTTGTAACATGCAAACATATTGTATAAGCGATCATACGATTTCTCAAGCATAGGGATAAACTGATCCTCGCAGATCTTGTCAATCGTTTGTACTTCTTCACCTGGCTTGACATACTTCTTGACAACCTCACCGAAGTTAACATAAACCGAATCAGTATCAATTGCAATAACATAGTCTTTGTCTTTAGTTGCACATACTTTGTTCATGAATTCATTAACAGACTTCTCAGCCCAACGAATCACAGTCTGACCAGTAAGAGTAATACCTTCGGCCACACGTAAATCAAAGTAACGGAAGTACTTGTTACCGAGCGCACCATAAAGAGAGTTAAGCAAGATCTTAATAGCCATCTGTTCATTCTCATAACGAGAGATATCACGTTCGATACGATAGATCTCAGCCTTATTAGACTTATCAGCATTCTCTTTCTCTTGCTGAGCTGCTAGCATCTTCTTCTTAACGATACTACGCTCATTGTAATAATCAACAATGATTTTAGGCAATACACCTTCTTTATCTTTCTTAAACGAAACGCCATTAGCAGCAAGCGCATACTCTGGATTAGGATTAGAATGATTCTCGGTAAGTGCAATATCAGGATTCATAGTAAGACGATCACCTTCGACGATAGTCTCTGGCGACATATTCCATTGAACAATGATGTTAGGATACAGCGAGTTTAGATCGAAAGATACAACCCAGTCATGCATACCGACCTGAGGAGGTTTAACATAACCACCTGGATATTCTGATTTAAACTTCTCACCATTCGCTGGAACAATGATACCACGATTAGATAGATCTCTATAAAGAATAGAATCCCATATGGCAGTAGTACCAAGCGTATCTGAATAGTTAACACCGCCTCGATATGCCATAGTCAACGCAAGAGTAATCAAACCCATCTTATCTTCGAGGCGGTCAACAAGCTCAACATCTTTAATATTATAGTCGATGAACTTTTGGAAATCATGTTTGTATAGTGTGTGCAAGCCAGTAAACTCATCATACGAAAGCTTACGTTCACCAAGTACAGTATGCGCAATATGGTCAAGCTTATATGATTCTTGTGCACCATATGAATAGCCAAACTTTTTAAACAATTCTAAATAATCAAGTTGAGAGATACCAGTGATTTCATATGACTGTAACTCACGACCCATTTGTTTGATAGTACGTGGATTGATTAAGCCCCATGGAGAATATCTTTTTGCGACGTCAGGACCAAGAAGCTTACCGGTTCTGTTAATAAGATACGGCATATCGAAGAAGCGAGTATTCCAACCAGTGATAACATCAGGCGAATTTACTGCTGATCCCCAATGGTTGAGAAACTTTAGAAGCAGCTCTGTTTCTGATTCACACTTCTCATACATGACTGGGAAGTCTTTCATGATAGACTTACTTACATCATAATCATGAAGACCCCAAATATAATAGATGTCATCGATATTGTTTTTGATTGTAATAGAGATAACCGGATACTCTGCAAACTCTGGCTCTGGAAACCCATCGTCAGATGCAACTTCGATATCGATAGTAGACACATTGATCCTATCACGATCGAATTCTATATTATCAGGAAACTTCTCTTGAAGATATTGGACAACATAGTTCTTGTTGCCATACAATTCTTTGGCGTTAATTCCGCCATACTGTTGTTCGTATTCTTTAACCTGACTCATCTTGTCAAATAGTTTAGGAGATACACGTGTGCCGTCTAGGGCATACGCAGTTCCGTTGATATCTTTTTGATAGAGGGTTGGACCAAACCTAATCCGATCTTCAAATCTATGGCCGTTTTTGTAGCCACGATATAATAGACTGTTGCCATAACGTGCAACGTTTGTGTAAAATTCCAAATTGGATCTCCATAATGTAATAGGTCAATTATACCACATATTTAGTGATATGTACATAGTAAATTAGTGCCACTTTCCTGTTGCTAAGCAAGTGGCCAGCTCCCCGCGATTATGCAGCTAGTGCTAATCCAGATGGTTTATAATTGTCATTTGCAATTATTATGTTTGATCTATGCGCGATCATCCGGTAAACTCCACTTCACTACAACACCTGTCGATCCTAGTTCAGCCCCATCAAAAATACACATTATGTACTTGTGGTGGAGCTGCGCGGTACTGCCCCGCGGTCCAGTATGTGTTCACGTTGCTTCAACGTTTACGTCTTATTTATACATTATACTACAAAAGAAGCGTAATGTACACAATTATTTTATGTTATTTTTAATAAAAATTGACCGATGCGACCTACAAATGGTAGCAATGCTAATGCCATAAGCAGATTCATACCAGTATGTGCAATGGCAATTCGTAGGGTATCTCCCTTTGGCATACCATCAGATACAAGCAATCCTGCAATCCAAATAGTTCCTGTTGTGCCAATGTTTGCACCTAATACACAAGCGATTGCTGCTGGCAGTGGAAGTGCACCTGCCGCTACTAGGGCAATAATCGCTGTAGTAGATAGTGACGACGATTGCCATAGAAGTGTCATAATAATACCGCCGAAGAACATATAAATTGGATTACCTAAAAACCAATTAAGATGCTCCATATTACCCATTGATTTCATTCCACCTGAGAATGTTTTGAGTCCGACATAAAATATAACTAAGCCAACAAGCGCAGTAATAACAGGGTTACCTAAATCCATTTTACTTACCTTTTTCCATAATTTTGTTTTCATTATTTATTTCACTTTATCTATTTGTTCTTGAGTCACAATACCTTCACCTAATAATCTTACTCTATTAGCAAGGTGTGCAGCATGTGTCTCTTCTTTAGATCCTCCAGTATAAGGTACGCAGTGACCTTCTTCTGTCATAACTTCAGTGACCATTCTTCCGTCTTTAGCAACAAAGTCACCAAGTACCCGGCCGAACTTGCCCTTCATGTCTTCACCATTTTTATTGATTTGTGTGCGTAGAATACTTGTTTCTCCAAGTAGCTCTTGTAATCTAGCCTTTGCAGCTTTACCAAATAGCTTTTCTACTTTATCACTTGTACGTGATTCGGGTGTATCAATACCCATGATTCGAACTCGCTCATCTGCCATGATAATACCGAATCCTAAATCGATGTCCACATCAACTGTATCCCCATCGATCACTCGCACGATTGTGCATTTGTATTCATACATTGTTTGACTCCCTTGTACGTATGTTTTATTTATACAAGGGAGTCTTACAGCGTTAAAAACGGAAGCTTAGACCTACAGTTGTGTCTTTATATTTCCAATTGTCATCAGCTGTAACTGTAACATATGCAGTTGCTGTACCAGCTACACCATAGGCAGCTTTAATTTCTGATCCAACAAAATCAAAGTTTGTAGCACTTGAGTAAGCACCTTTTACTTTAGGCGTTAGCATTACGCCTAACATGTCAACTTCTACACCAGCATCATATGCCCATGCTTCAGTTGTTACGTTATACTCAGTTTTACCGATTACAGCTGGACGTTCCCAACCTTCGGCTGCAGCAGCACCTGCAAAAGTTACAGCCGCAGCAGCTGCTAAAATTACATGTTTCATTTTTTATTCCTTTTTGTTTAAAAAAATGAGGGGACCTATATAAGCCCCCCACATTATACTTTTTGTTTTTTATGACTTACAAGTCTTTCGTATCAGTCAGCATTAGATACTTTGCTTCTTCATGGTAACCCATTCTAGAAAGCTCAGATGCAGCTCGTGCTTTTCCTACGGATAGGAAGAAGCTATTGAATCCACTAAAGAGTCCACCCACTGGTGCAAAGGCATATTTCATTACTGCTTCAGTCATTAGAAACGTCTCCGTAAATCGTCAGTCTTATTATGAGCAACGTTCCAGATGTCTCCACGACATAGGCCGATATCTGCAAGATCTTTATCAGTTAGCTTATTAAGCTCCTTAATAGTTTTCCTTGCTTCTGACGTATCCTTGCGTGCTGTGTTCAGATCTTTAAATAGTTCAAACAGAGCTCTAATTGCGTTCTGTAAGAAATTCGCTTGTGTTAGTATTAGTTGTGTCATTGGTAGATTCCTCGTTTTTTCCAATATTAATTTTACGAGGACGCTGATCTTCAGGAATGATAACCTTCAATTCAATTGCTAAGATACCATCGATGATGTCAGCTCCGTGCACTTGCACGTGTTCAGACAGCCTAAAGGTACGTTTGAACTTCTTCGTGGAAATACCACGGTGAACGTATTCGCGACCTTTTTTCACATGCTCACCTGTGATAGTGAGAGTCCTTTCATGCATTTCGATGTTAATACCATCTTTACTGAAACCTGCTACCGCTAATTCAATGAGGTAGTCGGATTCACCAGTCTTTAGAATATTATGGGGCGGATAGTGATCGTGGGCATGTTTGGTAACATGATCCAGTTCTTTTAGTAGATGATCAAATCCAACGAAAGCGGATGAAGGGAATAGTGTAGTATTAAATTTGCCTGTCATAATTTTCTCCTTTTGCAAGCAAGATATTTTAAAGGAACCAGATACTCTGCGTTCCAAGGTTATTTATACATTTTAGATAATCAATTTCGATTCATTTGTAATGATTTTCGAAAACATTGTTTGATATTGCTTCTTAAGCGTTTCTACTGGATCTACCATAAACATAATATAGCTTCGTGGAATTTCCATTCCATCCTTAGCATCTGAATATGCCATAAACGGCGCTAGACCTAAAGAGTTAGCTTCTGTTGGAATCAAGATAGCAACATCTGATAGAGTCAAATGATCCTTGTTACTTGAGTCAACGGTGCATAGTAGTTCTTCGCCAGTAGATATACGGACGATTTTAATATCACTCATGATTTATCCTGTAATAATGTTATAAATTTCTTTCCAGTTTTTTACTCGCGGACATAGACCTTTATAGTCAGCATTAAATCCGTGTGCAATTAGCAAACTGTTTAAACCAATACGCAAACCTAAATCAGCGTTTTCTGGTTTATCTTCTATCCAGTAACATCCGTTACCGCGATATTGTTCTAGTGCATCATCTTTGTCAGCACCTGTATCTAAACAGACTACTTCTTCAAACATGGTAGGACCAAATAATTCAGATAAGTTCTGCTCGCGTAATTTAGCAGCAGATGGATCTAAGCTCATACTTGTAATACAGCGAAAAACATAACCGTGTTCTTCGTGTAGTTTACGTACATATTTAATGGCATCGCGTAAAGGAGATAGATATCTCATTTGTGCGCTTTCATTAAAATGCTTTACAAGCTTTTTACAATCAGCTCGATCGATACCAAACATGACTTCCATATCGTATGACAAAACATCTGGCTGACGTTTATATCCAGATTTAATCATCCATTTGGTAAAACCATGTACCCAGTCAACTAAGACTCCATCACAGTCAGTAAGTATTACTTTTTCTTTCATCATATAAATCTCTCCTTTTTTTCATTATAGTGCTATTATACCACAAATGAATAAGGATGTACACAGTTAATTTCGTTTATTTGAATTATTTATTGCCAATGTTGTATTTAGGGCATAGTTCCCACTTTGCCTTTTCTTTATAAGATACAACTTTGATCTGTCTCAGCGGTGCCTTTTGCAATGCTTCTTTTTGAGAAAACTCTACTAGTCCCCAATCACTGAGCAATGTTGCAATAGTATTACGTCGCTGAATATCATTCTCTAATAGATTAGAAGGTTTACCATCTAACAGGAATAGCTCTTTAAAGTGGACGATAAAGTATCGTCCTTGCTTATGTAGAATATGACAAGACTGAAATAGCTTGTTGTCATGGCGTGATGCCACACCAATCCTAGTTAGAGTTTCTCTTACTTTTAGAAAATCATCTGGTTCGTTGAGGGTAACTTCCAGCATGATCGCTGGTGTCCACTCAATTGGTTTACTTTCTTCCACCTTTATACACCTTCATCCTTAATTCTTCAATTTGTTCTTTTGATAATATTGTCAAAACTTGGCGTGCTTTTTCATTGCTATAGCCATAATATTCTTTAACAACTTCAATGTTATTAAGATTTGCCGGTTTAGCCCATTTGCTAAAACGTTTCCTCTTTCTAACAGTATTTATCAAAAAAGAAAATTGGAGTTTATTATCTAGGTGGTGATATCTATTCATCTCATTAGCAAGTAGAATGGTATCATGGAAGTAAGAAAGAGAGCGGTTTACCATGAATGCATTGTATGATTTCTCAGACAAGTCATCAACCATTATATCTTTCTTTGTAGTATTGATAGCATTAAGGTATTCAAACGGATTCATTGAGTATCCTTTCACGCAGTTCGGTAGTAGACCATTGATGGTTACGCGCGTTGTAGTATATTTCAAGTCCAACTTCTCGTGCAGTGAAATCTTCATTACGATATTCATTACCAATAATACGAAGATCTATATTATTATTCATAATTAAAGCATATAGATCATCTTCAGTCTCATAAGGTATAATCTCGTCGACATACTTACAAGCATCAACTTGAACAAACCGTTCATACATTGACTGAACAGGTTTATTCTTTTCTTTGCGATCTATGCTTGGATCTGTTTGAAGTGCAACAATTAAGTGATCACATTGATTACTTGCATCTTTAAGCATTAACACATGACCAGCATGAAATAGATCGAACGCACCTGCGGTGATACCTACTACTTCCATTCTGCACCTGCCATAATCTCAGTCATACATGCAACAACATTCATCTCGTGATCTGCAACGAAAGCATTTTTATATTGGTAATCAGCAAGTATGAGTACAACTTGTGGAATAGATTGTGGTTGTAAGTGATCAGCCATCTTATCATAAACAGCACGAAAGATAGCTTGAGGCTCAGTATCAATATTGTTTACAACCCATTGACGCATGCCTTTAAAGTCTTTACCTTTAAGCTTTTCCATAAGTGATTTAACATTGTTGTCTCCTAGATTGACTAGGACACCAGCATCAATAGATCCACTGACGGAATAACGTTGGCATTCATTTAAGACACGACGCCAGTCTGGAAAGTAACGTTCGACAAGTTGTGCTAAGACCGCCTTGTCGAACGCCACATTCTCGGCTGTAAGAATATCCATCAGTCGCTTGAAGAACATGCCAGCAATTGCAGGCTTTTGATCATTCGGTATAGCGAACTCGTAGACAGAACACCGAGAATGTAAAGGTTCAATGATTCGATTCTTAAAGTTACATGTCATAATAAAACGACAGTTATTTGAGAACTCTTCAATGAATCCACGTAAAGCGGGTTGGGTTGATTGAGGATTAAGGTAATCAGCCTCATCCAGAATTACTACCTTATAACCGCCCTGTAACGATACACTAGAAGCAAACTGTTTGATTTTGCCACGAAGTGTATCGATGTTGCCTTCTTCAGAACCATTGATTATAATATAGTCAAGGCCAAGTTCATTACATAGAGCTTTAGCAACTGTAGTTTTACCTACACCTGCTGTACCACTAAATAACATATTTGGCAATTGTTCTGTCGAAACCATTTCATTGAATACTTTTTTCAATGAGGTTGGTAAGACACATTCGTCAATTTTAGATGGGCGATACTTTTCAACCCATAGAAATTCATTAGACATTCACGTACTCCATAATATAATATAATACATTATAACACATATCGGATGATATGTACATAACTAATTTGGTCAGGGTGGCTGGACTCGAACCAACGACTTCTACATTCCAAGTGTAGCACTCTACCAGACTGAGCTACACCCTGTAAGTGAGGTGTTTCCACCTCACCGTTTATTTTACGATCGATTCGTATAGATCTTCAATCTCTTCCTTTTGCTGCTGAAACTGAGCAAAATTCTGTTTATGATAGATCTTTGCCAGTGCATTGATATACTTCTTATCGATAGCAACATCATCAGCAAGGGCATTAGCAGCTTCTTTTTGAAAGTCCCGTTCAGCATCAATACGTGTCATTGAGTTTGACATTTCTTTCATGCATTCAAGAACCTTTTTACGATCCGCTTCGTTACTCAGCATTAGCAGTATCTGGTTCTGCAGCTGCATCGCCTTCAGGTTCTGCTGGCTTGTTTGCTTCAAGGAAAGCATTGATTCGATCTCGGACACCGCCGACTGATGTAAGTTCTTCTCCACGGAAGGCTCCTCGTGTTGATGCCACGTCAATAATTTGAATAGTGGCCTGCAAATCATTAAGACCCAGCTGAACTGCTGCTGTCTCTGTGGCTTCAGGTGTTACGTTATTTTCTTCGCTCATTATTAATCTCCGTAAGATGAGTTTTTCTCTAAAGCAACCCAGTATTCTACTGATTCTTTAGTATGTTTAAAATGTGAAATTAGCTTTTTAGTGATAGCAACATCATAGTCCCCATTGATAAACTTAAAGTTTGCGATATTGAATACAAACTTAAAGCCCTCTTCGCTTCTCGAGCAGCCATCTAGTTCGATTTCAAATGTGTTAGATGTTGCATCATTAACATCAGTAACAACAATTGAAGCTGTATTCTCTCCAGGTTTACCAGTGATTACTGCAGTATTTATACCTAAAGCAGAGGCTGCTTTGCGAATTGCCGCCATATTTTCTTGTGTTAATGTAAATGATACATCAACTGATGGCATAACAACATCTTTAGAAGGTGTTGTCAAGATAGATGGTTCAGAAAAGAAGTACTTAATAGCTTGTCGACCTTGTGAGATCTTAACTGATTTGTACTCATCATCAAAGGTTAACTCAGGATCTTCGAACATGCCGAGTGCACCTAAGAACTCATGAAGATCATAGATACCTATCTGAGATGGAATATCTTCAGCAACTGTTGCTGATGACAAAATAGTTTTAGATTCAGACATAGTCTTAATCACATTACCTGGATTAAGAACAATCTGACTGTTGATTGCGGCAAAGTTCTTAAGACTGCCAATTGTTTCATTCGATAGTTTCATACTTTCTCCATAATGAATATAGGTTATTATACCACACTTTTAAGCTATTGTACATCATTATTTTCTTTATCATGCACATATAGTGCAATTAATGTATAATGCAAAATTTTAAACAGATCTTTTCGATGCTCTGTTACATCTCCTTTTTTTCCATATCGTTGCAGATACTTATCAACATTACCTAAACAAAAACCAGTGCCGTTACCACGATCAACAATTACTTCATTTGCTTGAAACTTAGTTTGTCCATAATGTTGACTATATGTGGAGTTCACATATTCAGTGAACTCCTTTAATAGTTTATCTTCATTAAACTTGTATTCCATTATTATCCTTCTGTTGAGTAAATTGCGTTATCAAGAATGTTATCTATATCAGCACCAGAAAGCTCAGAGCTTTCATCTTCTGTAGATGTTGTATCATCAATCAAAGCATATAGATCTTTAAAAGCTTCTTTTGTATCATTGTCAAAGCGACTAATACAAAGATCGATTGATTTAGTACGATCATCAAAGATAGAAAACGTTTGTACGATATGACACAAACGACGTGTTGATACGATATCGTCTACTCCACCATCTTCAAATGTTTTACGAATAGTCTCAGACCATTGAGTTAAACGATCGGCAAAGTCAGTATCTTTACAATCAAACTTATCCATATGCTTTATGATAATCTTCTTTTCGATTGCCATTGAAGGATAAGGCTGTTCAAGTGTAATAGTAAAACGCTCAAGGAAAGCTTCATCAATAATAGTTGCTGCAATAAAGCGGCCGTCTTCAGAACCTTGACCTTTAGTATTAGCAGTAGATATTACATTGAATCCTTCAGCAGGTTTGATAACTTCACCAGTCTTTTTGATCATGATAGGCTTGCCTTCTAGCACACCTTGTAAACACATGATCTTATTTGAACCACGGTCGATCTCATCAATCAGCAACAGAGCACCTGCTTCCATAGCTTTAATAACAGGACCTTTTGCAAAAACGGTCTCACCATCAATAAGCCGGAAGCCACCAATCAAATCATCTTCATCTGTTTCAGGAGTGATTTGAACACGGACGTACTCTCGGTTTGTGCGAGCACATGCTTGCTCAACCATAGTAGTCTTACCATTACCAGATAAACCAGTAATGAATGTAGGATAGAATGATCCAGACTTAACAATCATTTCTACATCTTTTGAATTTCCCCAAGGGACATAATACTGGTCTTTTGCTGGTACAAAGATCTCGTTGTTAACAATAGACTGTACTGCACTTGCCACGGATTTTTTCTCGCTATTAGGGATTTGACGTAGAGGCACTACTACTGACTCTAAGTTATATACGCCACGTCGAACCTTTGGGAACGATGTAGTATATTTATATGCTTCGCCATCTTTTATGCCAAGTTCACGAGCAATTGCTGTAACCTGTGCTGGACGAAATTCTACTTGATCAGCAAAGCGTGATGCAAGTGTAGTCGATAATGTTTTTTCAATCAAGTTCATAATATATATCCTCTTAGTTAGCTAGGTATGAGATCAGGTTCCACCAAGTGTATTGCGGACCAAAGCCAACATCGATCCATCCTAAAGCGAATATAGCGATAAAGGCAAAGCCCATGTATTCTGATATCTTTTCACGTAAAGTCATAACTGTCTCCTCAATTATTATGGTACCATTCTACCATAGTTTAAAGCCTTTGTACACAGTTAATTTCACTTTTTTTCATTTTATTTTAGTTGTAACATTAATGTCACACTATGCCACCAGCTTAGCAAACTGAGTGGCAAGTACACGATTCCCTTTCTTTGAAGATGCATGCTTCTTAAATGCCTTTGTGATCTGAGCTTTTGTAGCATGTGGTGTTACAGATAATTCATCATTTTCAGTATTTAATGAATGTCCTTTTAGTATAAAGTATTTGTCATATCCTAATGTATTGTCTGCTGACCAGAACTTATCTTTATTATAAGCCTTTCTAGCATCTGCTATATTTTCATCTGTGGTGATTTTGTCGTTATACCTATAAGTTCTATAAACTTGTCCTTTGAATTCGTACATATCTTTACATACAAAGAAACCAATAACAGATACACCAGGAATATTTTTAAGTTCTGTAAGTAGATTAGAACCAACACTATAGCGAGAATTTGATTTAACGATTTTGTTATTAAACTTAATCGCAAGTGCACTTCCATATGTTCTAACGTTATGATCATAAGAAGGTGAATATGTATACAAGCTGTCACCTTCTCCATCAGTAAGAAATATAGCATTTACTTTTTGAATTGAGTGCTTTGCTTTGAATTCTTTGATGATAAACTCTGAACAAAGAATTGTTTCATACAATGGAGTAGATCCTAGGTTCTCAGCATCTGATGCAAATGCACATCTCCAACTTGTATCAAGAATAACAGATTGTTTTAGAAGTGTATCACGAGCTTCTTTCTGATCAGCTCTAGATAGGGAAGAACTAATTAATTCAAAGATGCTACAGTTTTTCTCTGAGATATGATCAGGAAAACTTCCAATGCTCTCACGATCACCGTATACAGAAGTAAAGCCATAGATAGAAAATGGAATGCTAACCTTTGTACAGAAGTCAGCAAGAACTACTGCCTGACGAATAACTTTACCAATAACATTTGACATAGATCCAGAGTAATCAACGAACATAACCATGCCATGTGATTTTGAATCTGCTAACTGTGTAACACGACGAAAAATATCTTCGTTATACTTATAGCTATGCAAGGCATTTACATTGATAGTTCCAGATTTTGAAGTTTGTGCACGCTGCAAACGATATGCTGCTTTACGCATTTCAAACTCACGAGCCATGACAGTTACTACGCCTTTAGTCTCTTGCTCAAAAACTTCAATTGACTTAACTTCATCTTCATGTAATTTAGGATCAATTGAATGCTCTTCAAGTTTACGAAGTCTAGCCTTTTTAAGATCAGCATACTTTATAATACAAGCATCAACTTGAGCTTTACAAAAGCCATTTGTATATAGATGCTGTCTTCCAGACTCATCTTTGTCAAGAAGATCTTCTTCGCTTTCACGGAATGCAGCGTCAGTTTCTACTACATCAATATCAGTATTTACTTCTGAACTTTTTGTTGAGGATTTATATTCTTCGTTGGATTCTTCGGAAGCGGATGATTCAGCTTTGACCAACTCTTGTCCAGCTTCATCTTCTTCTGAATCCGATTCAATTGCCTCTGAACTGTCCATAGTAGAATCGTCCTCCGAAGAATCGTCACCCGTTGGGAAATCATATTCTTCATCAGAGAAATCAATCTGAGGACTGGCCGATACATCTTGCTCATCATCTTGTTGCTGCTCCTTCATAAAGTCATATAATGCTTTACATGCTTTAATAACGTCATCCCATGTTTCTACAGCCATAACCTGTTCAACAATAGGTGCTTCTAATTCAGTAAATTCAACTTCAACAAGATCGCGGAGCTTAGCTTTGATGTTGATACGATCAACAACAGAGTATGAGGAGAGAGAACGCCCCGCGATCTTGAAGAAATCCTCGTCGTTCAGTACTGCGTATCCACGTTTAAATGAGGAGACAAGACCTGGATAGGTACGTTGAACGAGCTTCTCAATACGTACGTCTTCAACAACGTTTATGTATGAGCGAGGAATGCCGGGGATTTCAGTAGTAGAACTATGCCATCCGTCGGCAGGTGTGTATAATGCATGGCCAACCTCGTGACCAACTAATAATGTGTGTACGTCTTTGCCACGGTCTTTCCACAATGGAAGCCCAAGCACACGCTTTTCTACATCAAAGAAAGCGGTTTGGTAATTACCGTATTGTACACTGATATTCTCTTTAGCAAGTAACCTAGCTAGTATATTTGATTCACTAATCATGAGTCTCTCCTCTCAATTTATGTATCCATTATACCACAATCTGAAAGGGATGTACACAGTTAATTTAGTTTATTTTGCATTTATTTTGCTAAAATTGTGTTCTTTTATGAATTCTATCTTAGATCT